GGAGTGGCAACGTTGCCACTCCCTCTCAAAGTACCTTCTTTTATGGGGGTAAACGTGACCGCCTTCCGGAGAAGGTCTTCGGAGCATCGATAAAGAACCTCAGCGGCCTCTCCTCGAAGTTCCCGCATAATACTGCCTACCTTTAGGCGCCCATCTCTCCCTGCAAATGCTACTATCTTCATTGTGCGCTGTTTACATCCCGTAGAACCAATGTCTGCATTGAAACAGAATTGGTGAGTGCGTTTGCTTTTGACCGTTCAATAACTGCATATTCCCCAATAAGAACGGAGGAACTGCGATTGTAGACACGCAAATGGTCTCCGATGTCTATGGAGAGGGAACCATCAGCCATCAGGACTAAATCACCCTGATCCCCCACCGAAAAACCTGCTTTAAACAAGTTCCGCTCTGAGCGTCTCCCCAAGTAATATATTGGGAAAGTGGCCCACGTATAGGAACTGGTTCCCGAAGTTCCCAAGACCTTTGTGGCCAAACAGAATTTACTGTCGGCTGTAATAGATAGAAGAGTCACGCAGCCTCTGCTTTCCATTTGGTATCGAAGGGGAAGGTGTCTGAATCAAATTTTGATTCCCCGATTTCCTGTTTATTTGCCAATTCCACAATGAAAGGCAATTCAACGTGCAAACAATTTGGGTGTAATGGACAACCCTCATTGGGAAGTATACTGAGCGGGGGATAGACCCCATCACTTTTACCGATGCAGAAAACTTTTCCTTCGAGAGGAGCACAAATATCGCACTTGCTCCCGTGAAGGCTAATCATAACGTATTCAATCCCGTTGCTGACCAATCGAGTTTCAGTTCCTCGAGAATGGGCAACTCTCATCTGAGTACGGGCCAGCAACTCTGCATAGGTATTAAGTTTTAAATTCTTCTCCCCAACTTTTATCCAACCGCCAACAGCCCTTGCGGCCAACCGTTCCTCTATTCTGGAACTGACCAACGTTCTCGATTCTCCCAGCGTAATTCCCTGAGCGATTTCTCGGAGCACCGCTCGCTTCTCGGGAGTCGCTTGCTTCATTCGAGATACAAAATTCAGGAGCGACCCCTCGTATAGCCGAATCCCTTCATTTATGTTTCTTCTCATCGCGTCAACCACAACAGCTATAGCTCCAGCATGCGGCTGAACAAACAACGAGGAAACAGGGGTAATACCCAACAGGCGTAAACGTTCCTCCGCAAAGGTAGCACCCCGTTGAAACATTGGGGGGATCTCATAATTCATCCAGCGCTCCCCTTCCCGTTGGATGGCGCGCAACTCATCCCGAAAGTGTTTTGCCATCAACGTAAGACGACCAACGTCTTCTATGGGAGCGTTGCGCAGCTGATTTCTGATGTCAAGCAATACCCGTTCGTAGTAGGAAGCGAACAGACGAGACTTGACTATCACATACTCTGAATCGTAGCTAACCACGATCGGCTCGCGCTCCGCGCAGCAACCATTTCGAAATAACCATCATAACCTGAGGCGCAATATCTGACATCGCGGAGACGCGACCGCCGTATTGTTCGCTCATTCCGGGCATCGAAATCCCTGATACGCCCTCGTTCTGTAACCGAACTCGCGGAGAAGCTTCCCCCAAAGTATCGTTTCCCAGGATATAGTTAGCTTGCTCCAAACAAGCCTCCCGAATTTCCTTTGGGATTATCAGAACGCTCGAATCGTCGTAGCTATACGGAAGAGCGTTGTCTCCACTCCAACTATCGGTTCGGGGGAATTGTAATGGCTGATAAGCAGCGTTCCCTTCCGCGTAATTGGCATACTTCTCCCCTCTCCAACGTAGCCTGTCAAGCTGCCGCGTTGCTTCGATGAGCGCTGCTCTCTTCTTGTCCGCATCCGTGGTGGCTGTCCAAGCACTGTCCGGTCGGGAAGCAAAGTAGGCAGTTGCCTCCGTTTCCCCAACGTAACTGTTTGCGTTGTTGGCACCTGCGGTTGCTACAATGGTTAGACTCACTCTTCCTCCTCCCCAACGGGTTTTATGTTCAATTCAGCCCAACGAGCCTTCTCCGTACGGTACGCCAGGAGTTGCTCGGCATCCTTTATAGTAAAGTTCTCGTATCCTGCTGTACTCTCTGCAACAGCCAACCACTCTTGAACGTTTTCGGGTTGATCTTCTTCATCCGCCGCATACATAGAAATCAGTCTCTCATAGGGTTCATACTCCGGAAATTCGACCAGAACCGGAAGTACGTTGGCTAACTCTCCCGCGTTGCCGCTCTCCAATTGTCCGCCCGTGTTCAATATGGCGGCAATCATCTCCTGATTTTCGGGGACGTTTGCTATCCGATGCGTTTTCCCAGAGGCGGGAATCCGGATAACTACATAGTCCTGCTTTGAACTTCTTTTCTTGGTCACGGTTTTAATTCATCGGTATAACCGATGTTCTCCGAGTTTGGTTCGTGAAGACACCGACAAGAATTGTTTCAGCACCTCTTCCACAGAAATTTCGTGCATACAGACACTGGCAACATCCTCCATGTTCATTTGATTGCAATAGAAGTTTCTACTCTTCAATAAATAACAAGGGCGTTTACAACGATCCGGACGAAGCAGTTGAATCGCGTGACCGTCATGATAATGTTTCTCCAACAACGTTTTACCATTCGTTTCACCATATAGACCAAAAGTCGTAACACCCAAGCCAGCGGCCATGTAGGTCAAACCAGAGTCCACACCTATAAAGGCATCCAAATGCGCGAGGTGAGCTACCGCTACTTCGAGTGGCACATTACTAATTCCGGGTATACCATCTAATATTTCCTTTGCATCGAAGGTAACTACAAAATAACCTGCTCTCTGAAGTGCCTTGGCCAATTGAAACCACCGATGATAACTCCAGTCTCTCCACCGTTCGGTAGATCGGAGACCAATCCCAACAACCTTTCTACCAGAAGGGAAAGGATTATCGATGGGGTGGGTTAAAACAATTTCGGGGCAGCGGACAGGAACGTTTAGTTCCATATCTCGATAGAAGGTTTCAACACGAGACAATTCCACGCTTCCGGGAGTTGTTTTTAAAGTCGCATGTTTTCCCTGTTCGTATTCCATACAAGGACATAAAAGGTCGTGGTATTCGTGTACAAGACTAAGACGATCTGCCAAGTGTATGAGAATGTGCCCATGAGACGATAAATATTCATCTCCGTCTAACAGTTCTACATTCAGAGTGGATAAATGCTCAAGAAAAATTCGGTGGGCAGTGAGTACGCACACAGTGACAGGAGCATAAAATCCGTAGAGGGAGCGCCACTCAAGAATCTTGTCTTCGACCGCTGGCAACATATGGATGATGTCGCCAATCCCTCCCCCGCACCGTTCTATCCACAGTCTTTTTGGGGGTGGAGCATCATTGTTGTACAAATGACGATCCGAAACCAATATCGTAAACTCTTTTCGGAGATGCGGAAACATTGACTCCCAGTTTTCAGGAAGCCACAATCTCCGACCGGAGGGATTCATTACCATTGTCATCTTTATTCTCCCTAACGAGCGGGGGGAGGGGAAACATCCCGGGAGAATGATCCCCTCCCCCAAACGGAGTTAGCTCAGCAGCGCCGAACGGAAGTCCACCAAGCATTCCGGGCGCATCGTCTTGACGCCAAACAAAATGTCCAGCGTGATCTGATAGCCCAAAACGTTGATGTTGTAACCGTAGAGAATCCGCAGAACGATGTTTTCAAACATCGTGTAGTATGCGGCAACTCCGGTCTTCGGATCCGGCAACGGCAGAGGCCGCGTGGCCAACGTAATGGCCGCCGGATGGAACATAAGGTTGTGCAGAATTCCGGGAGATCCCGCTTCTTCCGCAATTCTCGGATCCTCGTAGCAACCGAAGCCATGGATTCTTCCCATCAGTCCTTCCGGAATGGTGGAATAACCCAGCTTGGAGGCTTCCGTGAATCGCTCGATCTGCAGAAGCTTCTCGAAATCCTGACACACGAAAACACGCCCCGTCTTCGGAATCTGAGAAGTATTCAACTTCCGACGTCCCGACAAGACGTTCGCTTCCGTAATGTTCGTGGAGCCGTTCCCCACAACGTGGGTCGCATACGCCCACTGGGCAGCGATAACAGCCTCCACGGCAGTGACCAGGGCAACGGCCGATTCTCGGATATAACCGTCCATAACGGCGACATTGGATTGCGCTGCAAGAATGTCTTCCACGATGAAGGAGGATTCTTTGTGGTATGCCAGCGAGACATCCACCTTATCCCCTTCGGTATTCTGCAGCGTTACCGTCTTGCCGACTTCCTTGTCATTGGCGGTCATCGTACCGAATTTCGGCACATGAATGGTTGCGCCCTTGGTCTGAATCTCGTCCTCGTAATCACGATTTACCAACCGGACCAACGCTGCGGCGTCAAAGAACGAGGCAATAGCCCGCGACGCCCAAAGTTCCGGGATGAAGTCTTCGTGATTTGAAGAGTTGATCGTAGTCGTTGCAGTTCCAGCCAAAGTACTTTACTCCTTGTGATAGTTTGGGTAACCAAAAACAGTTAGGCCCAAACCCACGGAGGTGTGTTCCCAAGCGCTACTTCTTGGCGCCTCTCTGGATCAACACACTGATCTGATCCCAGTTCTTCCTTACAAAGGCAGGATCGGCCAATTGCTCTCGAGTAATCGTGCTCCCATCACCGAGAGAACCGCTCTGAAAATTGCCACCTTGTCCGGGGACAACCATCCCGCGAACGAGATTTGGGTTTTCAGTTAGGTACGTCTTGACCCCGTCTTCTACGGAAACTGGAACGGCGACCCCATCCTTTCCCTTTCCCGGCATGGTCAGCTTGAACTGCGGGGGTTTTCCTTCCTCCGTAATCTCTTCGATCTGAATCGTATCGAAAAGCAAGGTGACCACCTGCTCGGGACGATAGGCATCGTTCTTTATCGCCGCGTCACTCAACGCACGGCGAATAGTTTCGGAATTGTGGAGACCCTTCCACCGTTCGGCTTCCTTCTTTGCGGAGCCAAGAGCAACGTTATGTTGCTCTTTCAGAGTCAACAAGGCACGCTGGTGTTTTTCCTCCACCGACATCCCCTGTTCCTCCAACTCGCGGAGCCGTGTCTTAGCCTTCTCCAATTCCTCAGTCGTGAGTTTGGTTTTTGTACCCTCATTGGTCAACTGACCAAGGGTATTTTTAAGTTGCTGTTGGAGTTCAGTTACCTTCTGATCTCGCGTTTGGGCTCCCTTTCCGTAGGCCTCGTCATACAACTTCTGTTGGTCGGGTGTAAGATCCTTCCAGTTGTCCGGACGGAGTTCTTCAGGGAGTTTAATTTTGTCCTCAGCCATCTTGCTATCCTCAAGATGTGTTAATTGTTTCACTCCGACGATAGCTGTCCTCTATCGCAGAGACTACCGCGATCCGTCACGAAATGGGAACGTAGTCGGGGACGACTGCCTTGGCCGCCTCGATCAGTTCATCCAGAACCTTGTCGTCCCACTCGGACGGAGACGCCACAATGGCCGCACGAAGTTCTTTCTCGAAGTCCAGAATTGTACGGCACGTCGACTTCAGAATCTTATCGCCGAGTTCTCCGTCCACGAGGGACTTCTCAACCGCAACGATCACCTTGTCCAACTGCCCCACGACGAGTTCGAGCAGGGCATTTCCCTTCTCCTTCGAGAAAAGGGTAGTCAGTACGTTCTTCAGAATTTCCATGACAGTTCTCCTTGGTTTGGGCCTATCCGCAGCATAAACACTGATGCTGCGTTCTTACTCAGCTATTCCTATCTCTTCTGAATTATATAGCCCTGCATGTAGATGCGCGGTCTTTTTGCTTCTACGCCTTCACTTGAATTGAAATACACATATCGGGTTGCGGCTGGATACTCTGGGGAAAGTACGGCAAGACCAAAGTTCTTCGTAGAGTCCGCTACCATTTCGTTAATCGCATATCCTAATCCTCCAAACCATACCACTCCTGTATCTGACGCGCTTATAACCTGTGTTCCATAATTCTGTGATCCATAACGAGGATCACACCATACATCATTAGGGGCATCATACCCTGTCCAGTTCCAACACACCTCGGTTGCAGTGGCGACATTGGACGTTCCGTATCCATCTCCCTCTTTCCATAAACAGTTTGTGACATGAACTTCGATGAGGGGCGTCCCGACCACCTTGAAAATATAGCCACCAAACTTTGCATCATTGATAACAATTCCTCGGTTATGCAACAGTGCAAAACTATTATAGAAAAATCCTATGTACTGTGCGGGGCCAGTTGTTGAGTACCCAACAGTAATTGAATCCCTCGCCCCCCATTCAGAGGTAGGGGCAGAGGATGCAATGTGGGCATCCTCCGAGAAATACATCGTCGTGTCCCAGTAGACACGCTGAGAGTCAGAGTGTAGGGCAACTATGTAGTAACCCGAATATGATAAACTTGGCCAGTTAGCCAGTTGAACATTCTGCCGTGAGCTAAATGCCGCGCTCCGATTAGACGTAGAATCCGACTTCTTAATAATAAGGCCGAAATTTGTGAGGGGGTCATTTACAAGCGATTGCACCAAGGACGTAATTGTCCATGAGTACCGATTGGTATCATTTGCAATTGCAACTGTATCATTTGCGTTCCCACTACACATCGTATTCATTGGGCGATCCCACAAACTATGACCGCGATCTATGGTGTCTCCAGTCACGGACAATGAATCAAATTTTGACCATCCTCTCCAGTCCCAGCAAGCCCCAGCAGTATCAATAGCTCCCATTTGGGTGCCCTCCACCCAATCTGATGCTGCCTTAAACACGCTCACGTTGGTAGGATCTGTTACGGATACAGCACTTGCACCAAATAAACCCTCTGTAATAACGATACAACAGTCTTCATAAGCCAATGGGAAATATACCTGACTCTGCATAGTATCAGAGTTAACACCCGCATAGAGAGCAGTGCTGATACCATAATTACGAGTAGTGTAATTCTTGCTAATGTGGGCATCAGCCGTAGGTGAAGCCGTTGCAGCAAAGGGGATAAACTTTACGCTGTCTGACAACTCTACCGTGAAGGGTGCAGAAGTATCGCACAAGAAATGATGGGCAGCACTCATGAGCCGAATACGAGCACTATCTGCACTCACCGAGGGTTTCCACAGATACACCCCGTTATTCGGAGTGCTCTGCGTGATGAGTTCCCAATTCCCCGATGGGTAATTCCGATCCCACTCGATACGCACATGACCCGCAAAATTAGCTGTACTCCACTTGATCGTGTCCTCGTTGGCAACGTAGATTGTTGCACCACTACCAGGTTTCGTAAGTGCAAACAACGTGGAAGGATGAATTCCAACCAATGCCCGATTTAATTCTGGAATGGAGTCGGCGGGAAGGTTGTTAACATACCACCATCCCGTCCGATCCGCATGATTTATCTCTAACCCATAATTAAAATGTAGTTGGTTTCTACCGTTATAGACTCGCCAACCATCACATACTACTGCATGGTCGTTAATACGATATAGTATGGGACGACCCAAATTAAGCTGCGCTTGCAATATTTCAAACCAAGCGGTTGAGTCATAATCACTGCGTAGTAAACGACGTGCTCCGCTTGCATA